CTGACGCGGCCACACTTGCCAAGTTGCGTGAGAAGCGTTCCGCTCTGGATGCCGAGATCAGGGACCTTGACGGGCGCGGCAGCCGCAAGCTGAGCGTCGAGGAGAAGGTTCGGCGGGGCACATATCGGGCTGACCGCGACGGTCCCCTGGGCGATTCTGAGGCGTTTGACGGCATCCCTCCCAAGCCCGATCCACGGCCGAAGGGGAAGTGCAAGGGCTGGCGGCGGAAATACATCCACACCAAGAGCGACCAGGCGGCGGCGGACGCGGGGTGCTGGTGTGACGAGCAGCTGGGCGACCACGTCATCGACTTCTTCCACAAGTATCTGCGGCATTCGAAGGGGCGATGGGCTGGTCAACCGTTCGAGTTGGCGCCGTGGCAGCAGAAGATCATCCGCACACTGTTCGGCTGGGTGCGGCCGAACGGACGGCGGCGGTTCCGTCGGGCCTATATCGAGGTGCCAAAGAAGAACGGAAAGAGCACGCTGGCGTCGGGGATCGGGCTGTATCTGTTGCTGGCGGACGGCGAGCCGGGGGCCGAGGTGTATTCCGTGGCGGCGGATCGGGAGCAGGCGAACATCGTCCACCGCGAGGCGATGAACATGGTGGAGGCCTCCGATGAGTTGTCGGCCATCGTCGACGTTCGGCGGAGCCATTACAACATTATCTACGGCCAGACCAAGAGCCACTATCGATCGTTGAGCGGTACGGGCCGGGTCAAAGAAGGGCACAATGCGAGCGGTCTTATCTTCGACGAACTCCACGTCTGGCCCAACCGGGACGTCTGGGACCGGATGATTTATTCCGGCCGGACGCGAACCCAGCCGTTGATGTTCGTGATCACGACGGCGGGTGACGACATGGAGTCGATCTGCCGGGAGCAACACGATTATGCGAGGCAAATTGAGCGAGGTGACGTTCTCGATCAGCGTGTGTTCAGCTACATCCGAGCGGCAGATCCAGAGGCTGAGATTGGCGATCGAGCGATATGGCGGAAGGCCAACCCGTCGCTTGGCATCACATTTGATGAGGATGAGCTTGCCCATGACCTTGGTGAGGCCAAGAAGAGTCTGGCGGCCCTGGCGTCCTGGAAGCGGTACAGCTTGAACATCTGGCAGACGGGTACGAACCCCTGGCTGTCGATGGACCGCTGGGCGGCCTGCGGCGATGAGTTTCCAGTCCCGATTCTCCATGGCCGGGACTGCTGGCTTGGCCTGGACCTGGCCAAGACGAGCGACATGACGGCGGCCGTGCTGGTGTTCCGGGACGACGAGGAGTATCGGGTGCTGCCGTACTTCTGGCTGCCCGAGGACGCGGCCCGGGACAAGCGTAAAATCGTGCCGTATTTGCAGTGGCACGAGGCTGGAGTTCTCGAGCTGACCGAGGGGAATGTCTGCGATTACACGTTCGTCCGGCAGCGGATCGTGGAGCTCAGCCAGCGGTTTAACCTGCACAAGCTGCTCTATGACCCGTATAATGCCGAGCATCTGGTGCAGCAGTTGGTCGAGGAGGACGGCCTGCAAGCGGAGGCGTTCAAGCAAACCATCGACAACTACGCTGAGCCGACGGCCGAGTTTGAGCGGCTGGTGGCCAGTGGGAAACTGCGGCATCCGAACAACCCGATACTCAACTGGCAGGCCGGGCACGTGCAGGTTAGGACGGACATCTCAGGCAACAAGCGACCGGTGAAGCCCAAGGAAAACGACGTGCGCAAGGTAGACGGAATCGTGGCCGCGATCATGGGACTGGCCGGGGCCCTCAAGGGTGACGTGTCCCCGACGGGATGTTTCTTTGTGTCATGAATTTCGAAGTCTACACCGACCACAACTCATCCACGGCTGTCGTGGTCGACGGCGAGGTGCCGCATGTTCGCGCGTCGAGCAACGCGGCCACGCCGGCGGCCTGGTTCCTGGAGTGGGCCGGCGGCCGGGTATCGGACAGCGGCGTCAAGGTCAACGGCTCGAACATCCTGACCTACGGTCCGGTGTGGTACGCGGTCAACCGGATCGCCGGGCACATCGGCTACCTGCCGCTGAACACATTGCAGACGTTGGGCGAGAGGCGTAAGCGAAAGGCCGACGACCATCCCGCGTCGCTGCGGCTGAAGAAGAAGCCGAACGACGCCATGACGCCATCGGCGTTCAAGGAGACGCTGCAAGAGCACGCCTTGTTGTGGGGCAACGGTCGAGCGGTGATCGATCGCGATCGGATGCAGAATCCCATGAGGTTGATTCCGCTGATGCCGGACCGTACGACAACGGTAATCGTGGGCGGGCAGAAGTGGCACGTCACCACGGTCAACCCCACGCCGGACAAAGAGACGCTGGCCGATTCGGTTATCGAACAATTCATGCAGGATGCGAAGAACACCCGCATCATCCCGGACCGGGATGTGCTGCACATTCCGGGGCTGGGCTACGACGGCGTGGCAGGCTACTCGCTGATCAGTTTAGCACGCAATAGCTTTGGTTTGGGACTGGCGGCCGAGAAACATTCCAACCGGCACTTCCGCAATAACGCCGCGCCGAACGTTGTGCTGGAGGCGCCGCCCGGTGCCTTCCGGGACGAGACGCAGGCCAAGGAATTCATCGATGCGTGGAACACGTACCATCAGGGTCTGGACAACGTTGACAAGGCGGGCATGCTGTGGAACGGCGTACAGGCCAAGCCGCTGCAGATGAGCGGCAAGGACAGCCAGTGGATCGAACAGCGACAGTTTCAGCGGCAGGAGGCGGCCTTGTGGTTCCTGCTCGAAGCCATCCTCGGCGACGATTCCTCGGTGGCTTACAAGTCGCTGGAGCAGAAGAACATCGACTATATCAGCCGCTGTCTGATGCGGTGGATTGTGAAGTGGGAGGAAGAGTGCAACCGCAAGCTGCTGAGCGAAGACGAGTTTCTGAATCAGGGGTTCTACCACAAGTTCAACCTCGACGCGCTGCTTCGCGGCACGGCCAAGGAGCGATACGAGGTCTATCAGATCGGGATCGCCAACCGGATTATCAATCCGAACGACGCTCGCGAGAAGGAAGACATGGACGAGTACGAGGGTGGCGACGAGTACATGAACCCGGCGATCACGCCCGGGCCGACTGAGCAACAGCCGCAAGACCGGTTCGTACTGGGCAACGGACAGAAGGTGACCCAATGAGATCAACCGACTTTCGCATCCAGAACGCCGCCGGCGCCAAGCCGGAGATTTTCATCTACGATGAGATCGGCCCGGAGTTTTGGGGGCTGATCGACGGCAAAACTGTTGTCCGGGCGCTCGAGGAATTGAAAGGCGAGAAGGAAATCGTAGTACGGATCAACTCGCCTGGCGGTGACGTCTTCGAGGGGGCCGCGATCTACAATGCCTTAGCCCGCAACGCCGCGAACATCGACATTCAGGTTGACGCATTGGCGGCCTCGGCGGCAAGTGTGGTAGCAATGGCTGGCGATACGATCACGCTGGCGGCTAATGCTCTCATGATGATCCACAATCCGTGGACGTTTGCCTTTGGTGACGAAGCGGAACTGACGAAGGTGGCCGACTTGTTGGGCAAGGTCAAAGGGACGATCGTCGAGACCTATGGCCGTACCGGACAGAGCGAGAAACAACTGTCGCAGATGATGGACGACGAGACCTGGATGGATGCCAAAGAGGCCGTCGAACTGGGCTTTGCCGACAAGGTTGGCTCCTCGACTGAGGCTAAGGCGTCAGTTCGAAACGGGCGATTTAAGAACACGCCACGGCACCTGCTGGACAGCTATCGCAGGCGTGAAACCGCTCGAAACGTGTTGACCCAAAGGCGAATCGCGGCAAGAATCTAACAAATACCGGGCAGTCCGGGGTTGATCCTCTCGGATATGCAATAACCAAAAGGCCATGTGGGGCCACATCCCCGCGTGGCCTTTTTTATTGCGCCCGGGATTTTCCAACCCCCTCGACGAGGTGAATCGTGAAAACCGTAAAGGCCCTGAAGGAAGAGATCGCCTCCCTGTTTTCGACAGTGCAGGCGATGGTGGACCTGGCCGAGAGTGAGAAGAGGGACTTGAGCGACCAGGAGCAGGCGGACATCGACGCCATAATGGGCGTCGGCACCAAGGGCGAGGACGGCTACAAGGCCGGAAAGATGGATCGTGCCGAGGCCGAGCTGGCCCGCATGGAGAAGATCGAAGCCCGGGCGTTGGAGCTGCGCCGCGACCGTACGCCGGCCGGTGGGCCTCCGGGTCAAGGTGACGCGAGGGCCAAGGAAACCCTGCGCATCAAACAGATCTTCCGCCACCAGAGGCTGAAGGCGTTCAAGGGCGACAACGGCGCCGAGCAGGCTTACAAGTCTGGCCGGTTCTTGATGGCCACGCTGTTCCAGCACCGTGCCTCGGCCAATTGGTGCCGCGAGCACGGCGTGGGCATCGAGATGGCGGATGTCAGCGACATCAAAAACGTACAGATCGAGACAGACGATTCCCTTGGCGGCTTCTTGGTCCCCGAGGAAATGGAGACGGCGATTATCGACCTGCGGGAAGAGTTCGGAGTCTTTCGGTCCAACTCCCGCGTGGTGCCGATGGGTAGCGATACCAAAACCGTTCCGGTTCGCAGCAGCGGCGTAACAGCCTACTACGTAGATGAAAATACGGCAGTGACCGAGTCGGATGCCAAGTGGGATCAGGTCAAGCTGATCGCCAAGAGCCTGGCGGCCCTGACGCGTCACTCACGTGACTTGTCGGACGACGCGGTCGTGGACATCGGCGACACGCTGACCGGCGAGATGGCATACGCCTTTACGGAGGCCGAGGATGACGCCGGTTTTAACGGTGACGGTACCAGTACATTCGGTGGCATCAGCGGCTTGAAGACTGAGCTACTGGCCGGCTCAATCTACGATGCCGCGACCGGCAACACGGCTTTCAGCACGCTCGACCTGGCGGACTTCGAAGGCATCGTCGGTCAGTTGCCCGAATTCCCGGGCATCCGTCCGTCGTGGTACGTCCACAAGACGGGCTATGCGGCTTCGATGATGCGGTTGATCAACGCTCAGGGTGGCTCGACCAGTGCCGAGCTGATGGCTGGTCCTCGTCGGGAGTTCCTCGGCTTCCCGGTCGTCTTCACGCAAAAACTCAACAAGACGCTGACCGCGCAGACAGAGGTAATCCTGTTGTACTTCGGCGACTTGATGATGGGCACGTTGCTGGGCAACCGCCGCGGCATCTTCGTCTTGGTCTCGCCGCACCGCTACATGGAGTTAAACCAGATCGGAATCCTGGGAGTGCAGCGGTTCGACATCAACGTCCATTCAACCGGCACCGCTACTGACGCAGGGGCGGTACTGGGGCTCAAGACACCAGCGTCTTAGCCATCGTCGTTATGCAACTTGCTTAAGGGAGGGCCGTACATGGTCCCGGCACAACACACGAAACTGGTTTGGGTTATCGATCCGGTTGCGATCGTGGACAACGCGTCCTGGACGACGATCGAGATTGATACCCTAGGGTACGACTATGCACAGGTCGTTTTCCGGCTGGCGGCAAACGACATCGCCATGACGGCGTTGAAGGTGCAAGAGACGGATACGACCGGCACCGGAGAGGTCGATATCACCGGCGCGGACTTCAGCGTCACGACCGTCAACGATACCGATGGTGTTGCCTTCGCACTTCCCAGCGCGACCGACGACAACACCAGTTGGGTTTGGGATCTCAACCTCAAGGGCCGCAAGCGATTCCTGAAGTTGATCGCCACCAACGGCGATGGAACGGCGGGTGGTTTCGCGGCTGCCGTGGCCATCCTGTCGCGGGCCAAGGCGGTACCGGTGACAGCGGCCGAGCGTGGTTGCAAGACGATTGCGAGGCCGTAGATGATCGTGCGATTGCTGCGGCACTGGAACTATCGCCCGCCGGGAACGGTGTTTCCGATTATGGGTGATGGCGAAGCGAATCTGTTAATTCGACGCGGCTTTGCCGAAGAGGTCAAACCGGATGCTGCTACTGAC